CCCAGCTAACGTGTCCAAATGGTTTAACGAGGTGTTCCAAGATTCTCCGCAGTGTTTGAAGTTGAAGAATGCTCTGCCGTTGATGACGGCCAACCAGTTGTTGGACATTAAGTTGTCCACCATGTCTTAATCTACCGGAGAATATATTATTTGTGGTATTGTTGGTGTGGTTACTAAACACACAAATGGTTTTAGCAAGAAGCAAGAAGATTGCTTTTATCAGATGCTTTTTGCCGACACCCTGCGGGGGGATGACTCCACGGGTATGATTGTGGTTGAGCGGGATGCCTCGTTTGGCATCATCAAGGAGGCGATGGGTGCTCCTATGGTCATCGACCAGTTTAAGGCTACCAATCTGGCAAAGGCGGCGTTCATTCAGGGCAAGGCCCTCATTGGGCACAATCGTGCAGCCACTAAGGGGGCAATCACTGATGAGAATGCGCACCCCTTTGTGGTTGACAACGTGTTCGCTTTGGTGCATAATGGTACCCTGTACGGACATAAGAGCCTTCACGATACAGATGTAGATAGCCACGCCCTTGCCATGCATTTGAAGGATGTGCTTGGTGATTACGACAAGGAGAAGTTTGAAGAAGAGATGGGTAAGGTATACGGTGCCTATGCCATTGCGGCCTTCCACCAAACCGCAAACAAGGTGTTCATCACTCGCAATAAAGAGCGTCCCTTGGCGATGATTGAGACTGAGGATGCGTGGTTCTGGGCCAGTGAGCATGGCCTATTGGCGTGGATTCTTGGTCGAAACGGATATGACTACACCAAGATGAAAGCAGAGTTGGTCAAGGAGGATGTACTGTACTCCTTTGATTTGGTAGCTAACTCCCTCAACAAGGAGGAATATGTACCAAAAAAAGCTATCTACCGAGCGCCAACCAAGTCGCTTGGTACAACCAATACCAAAACAACTACGACTGTTTCTGAAGAGCGGATGTCGAAGAATCGCTTCAAGCAACTGAAGCGTAAGCATCTGTACACCACTACCACTTTCTGGGCCGATGATTATGTAGAGAAGCATTTTCCCCGCACCTTGGATATGGGAGAAACGGAGGTGCTGTTGTTCGGTGAAACCGACGACTCACGATTTCCTTTCGACCATTCGGTCAATGCTGAGTTCAATCTAGCGACGTTGGGTGAGCCTCCTGTAGACTTCCTTGATCGCCTTTACCAAGGCCGTGTCGTTGATATGCAATATCAGGCACGTACTGGTGAAATCACCTTGTTTCTTGATCGAGTAACAATTATCCCTAAGGTTATTGGAGAAGTAACCAAGGGTAAGGTATATGGTGAGAAGGAGCTGGCCGACGACCTTGACAAGCTGGAGAAACAAGCAATTAAAGATCAAGAACTCTTGTCTGAATCTATTGATATTCTTTTAGAGGAACCTAATGAAGCTACGCCTACTGTGCACTAATAGCACTCGTTTTTCTGCCAGCCTTAAGCTACTGGCTAACTCGTTGTCCCAACGTGTGGGCTACAAGGTATTTCGGTCCACTATCCCCAAGGCCGGACGTTATGCCTTGATGTACGGCCAGAGTGTTGACAAGCTCACCCAGTACCGCTGGTTCAAAGAACAGGGTCTATCAGCACTGGAGTTCACTACAGACGTCCCCACTGTGGCTGACTGGCGCAGGGCCGGCCATGTAGTGTTTGGTAGGAAATATTTGAACAGTAGCTGTGGGAAAGGTATTGTCATCCTAGACGCTCAAGACGATATCCATGAATGGGAGGGGCTCTATCCAGAGGAACTTTGTCCTGTCTACACCAAGTACAAGAAAAAGAAACGCGAGTTTCGAGTTCATGTGTTCAAGGATCAAGTGGTGGCAGTGGTTGAAAAGAAACGTAGGAGTAATTATGAAGGACAACGAGACACGAAAATCCGTAACCTCGCAAACGGGTACGTCTTCTGTCAATCCAGCACGGATCATCCTGTCGGACTACGCGAGCTGGCGCTTGCGGCAAGTAAAGTCTCTTCCTCCGACTTCAAAGGAGTTGACATTGGATACAACGAAAAAGCCAACGACCTCTTCGTCATCGAAGTGAACTCAGCCCCCGGAATTCAAGGCTCCAATGTTGAGGCATATATCAATGCAATTCTTGCTCAAGGGAGTTTGGCATGATCTTTGGTGATCCTATTGTAAAGACCTACGGGGAGATTGAGCAGTGTAATCCAATTCGTTGGGAGTTGTTGTACAAAGAGGGAGACACCTATCTCCCACAATCAGCCCAATTCAAATGCAAGGACTTCTTCAATGACCTTGTGGGGTGGTATAAAGGTATTAAGGTGTCAATCTATTCCTTCGACACAAACAGCATGAAACTGAACGATGATGGGGTGTGGATGAGGGTTCACAACATCAAGTGGCCGTTGCAGTGGTTGACTAACGTCGAGAAGGTGGTTCAGAAGCCCCTAGAGGCCTCTCTAGGCGTCCGTTTGGACATCACCCTACTGGACCTAGCCACCTACCTCATCTTCATCCCCAAGGAGGTTTTTGGAAGTACCTACCACATCAGTCTACTCACATACCTGATTCGTGTGAGTAACAACGATTACCTGTATGAGACAATTGAGCAAGTGTTCACTGATAACAATGGGCCAGCATTCAACCATTACCAGGAAAACTCAGTACCCCCAAGTATGAAAGTTAAGTTGGCTAAAGTTGGATTTGTGTTGCCTGAGAAGTTTGCAGATTGTTGGTATTACGCCGACTCTTCATACAACTCTCAGAAAGACCTATCAGTAATTCAGCACTATACCTCAATTTTACACGACAACGGTATGTGTAATTGGGCCCGTCACTTTTAATCGGAGAATAACTAATGCGCTGCCAATGTTGCAATAAGGTACTTAATACACAAGAGACGACCCGCCGCTTCAAAGCATCTAACACATTCGTGGATATGTGCAATAGTTGCCTGTCCACAATTGAGGATGATGTGGAAGTCACCGACGGGAACTCGGATGATTTTGAAGGGTCTATCAACGAGGAAAAAGAAAATGACAACTAATCAAACACCTATCTTTAATGAGGAAGGAGAACAATTGTGGGTAGATTCACAGGCCACGAGCCCTGTCCCCGCTGCGGCAGCCGAGACAACCTCGCCAGATATGACGACGGAAGCGCCTTCTGTTTCGGCTGTAAGTATCACGAACGTCGCAATGCAGGCGCTTTCAACCCAAGCGATTCAGGGAAACAGCAGTCTCAGCGACCAAGTGGACGCTCTCTCACAACAGTTTATGGTGAACCAGCTGTTCAATGGATCAGCTCTTACGGGATCAGCGTACCAGAACTTCTTCGCAGGGGGGTCAAATGGGACAGTGACACGTCGCAACTCATCTTCCCATTCAAAGACAAAGACGGAGAGCCTTGCTGCATTCAAGCCCGTAACTTCTCCAGTGACAGGCGATCTAAAAGGAAGTGTGAAAATGGTGGAAGTGTCTACGAAGCCTTCCCGCTCTACCAAAAAGAGGCCCGTTCTGAGCCCGGACTCGATCAACAACATTCAGTGGTAATAACGGAGGACCCTCTCTCTGCCATAAAGGTTTCTAGGCAAGTAGATGCTATTCCCTGCCTAGGTACCAACTTCCCACTACACAAAATTAACGAGTTACGTAACAGGGGATACCAGCATGTTGTGGTGTGGTTGGACAGTGACAAGTGGCGTGAGGGCCGGGAAATCGCTGACAAATGTAAGTGGATTGGTATGTCAGCAACAACTCTCCTGACCGAACTTGATCCCAAGTGTTATATAGACGAACAAATTAAGGAATACATATCATGACCACCACCGCAGATTACCGAACTGTGCTCCGTGCGCTGGATGATTATCGAACCAGTGTGGTAACAACCATAGAGCAGCGTCGATACGAAGTCGAAGCATCAGACGGCACCATTGTTTCCGTCTGGGTTGACCAGCCTGTTGTTAAGGAGGGTGAGTGATGGGTGACAACCTGAAAGAGCGCGTGCCGCTGAGCTTCGAGCAGGTCGAAGACTGCTTTCCAGAAGGCATAGCTGTCACCAAAGACGGCTGGCTACGGGTCTCTGCGCAGTGGATGCATGACTTTGCCCATGAAGTTGAAGCTGCTCACGGCATCACGAATAGGGAATGACCATGCTGACAGAAGAACAGCTTGATTCGCTTGCGGCAGAGGTGTCACGAAGTGACGACCACTGCGGCCATATTGATGAGTACGAGTTCGCCCGAGCCATCGAATCCGTCGTCGCAGCCCCGCTGCTGGCGCAGATCGCAGCGCTGGAGGCCACGATTTCGCAAAGGGTGCCGGATGCGCAAGCACAGAGCCTGCCTGCTATCCCGGATGAATTGTGCGACGACGATTTGAGCGAGCTTGCGCACAGTGCGAATCAGGAAGCGCTTTCGTTCGGTCTGAGCCATGACGTTTTCTTGCGCTACTTCAAGACGATTCGGAATCGTGCGCTCTCAGCAGCCCCTGCCGCGCCTGAGTAAAAATAAAACTTGACAAACTTTTCTAGTTGTGCTACAATATTTATACAAGGGAAAGCTTTCACACTTACGTATGAAACTTTCCGAACCCCTCCGGGGTGAGGTATATTAGTACATAAGGAGTATAAAAATAAACTATGAGTTAAGTATCATTAAAGCCATGTTGTCTCACGACACATGGCTTAGATATAAAGATAAACTCTCTGTCAAAGACTTACCAAAAGAGTTAGCTCCGCTATACTCTGTCCTTGACAACTTCCACCAGCAACATGCTGTAGACCTCACACTAGGGGACCTGGCCAACCTGACGTTGGCCCAGGCACATAAGGACCCCGACTACTACCGCAACATTCTCCAGCAATTGGAGTCCATTGATTCTTCCGAATCAACGGCTGAGGTCTTGATGCAGTCGTTCCATGAGCAACGCCTGCTAAAAGAAATTTCCCTTTCCGCGTATGACATCACAGAGGGTCGTGGCAAACGAGACGACTTCCTAAATCTTGTTAAGAAATTCACCGATGGACAAACAGATGCTGTAACACATGAAGAATTTGAATTCGTCACAGACGACCTTGAACAGCTGTTGCAAGATACCTACCGAAAACCTGGACTTAGATGGAGACTTAACATCCTTAATCGAATGTTGGGTAGCCTACGTGGCGGTGACTTCGGCTTTATCTTTGCACGCCCTGAAACTGGTAAGACAACTTTCCTTGCATCAGAAACCACTTACATGGCAACCCAGCTCACAGAAGAGCAAGGACCAGTGATCTGGTTCAACAATGAGGAGGCTAACAAGAAAGTACGTATACGCTGTTTTCAGGGAGCACTGGGGGCTACCCTAGCCCAAATCAATTCAAACCCCACAGCAGCCCGTAACGCCTTCCTAAAGTCCACTCATGGTAAGCACATGCTACTTGACCACGCTGGGTCTATCAGCAAGTCTTTGGTAGAGCGTGTTGTCCATAAGTACAAACCATCCCTCGTCATCTACGATCAGATTGATAAGCTCACCGGCTTTGATGCAGATCGTGAGGATTTGAAGATGGGTAAGATTTACCAGTGGGGCCGAGAGTTGGGCAAAGAGTACGACATGGCTACCATCGGGGTCTGTCAGGCAGATGGTTCAGGAGAAGGACAGAAATGGCTCACTATGGCTAACGTGGCTAACGCCAAAACTGCCAAGCAAGCTGAAGCTGACTGGATTCTCGGGATTGGTAAGGTGTCTGATGTTGGGTATGAGCAGCTTCGTTTTCTCCACGCCAGTAAGAATAAGCTCAGTGGTGATGAAGACTCTGATCCAACCATGCGGCACGGACGGGTAGAATGTTTAATTGAGCCATCAACGGCTCGTTACTTGGATATACAATGAAACTACCTAAGAATAGGGACACCGTTTACCTAGTTGTGCGTCAGCAGGCACAGTTGGAGGAGACCGTCCCAATTGCCTGCTTCCGCACCCCAGAACGAGCGGACGAGTATGCTGGTGCATGTGGTCAGGACTTTGACGACCACAACATCAAGACATTCGAGTTCAATGTACAAGCGGTAATTTATTACGACGAATAAGGGGCTCCTATGAGTAATGTCTGGTTTTGTTCGGACCTCCATTTTGGTCACAAGAATATTCAGAGATTTCGCGGTGAAATTGAATCAGAAGAGGATAATCGTAAGAAAATCATCGCTGATTGGAAAGCAGTAGTACACAAGAAGGATGATGTGTATGTCCTAGGTGACGCCGCCTTCACTATGGACACCATCCACGAGTTCGGGGAACTGCCTGGATACCGCAAGTTCCTTGTACGTGGTAACCACGACTGCCTAGACACGTCAGTGTATCTCAAGTATTTCACACAAGTATATGGACTACTCAAGTACAAAGAGTTCTGGCTATCTCATGCCCCTATCCATCCTGACGAGTTGCGTGGTAAGGTAAACCTCCACGGACATGTCCACTACGAGTCGATCCGCAAGCCCTTCAACCCTGCCTATGATGTGAAGCAGGAACTCGATCCTCGATACTTCAACTGCTGTGTCGAGAATGTGTTGCAACTAAAAAAGCGACGACTAATTTCGTTGGAAGAAATTCGTGAACATCTTAAGCGCTGACGCGGAGACAACTACTTGGAATAAGGGCCATTGCTTCGATCCACGTAACAAGATGGTGTGCTTCTCTACAGCTTTTGATAACCACAACGAGGCAGTAAAGTGGCCTAACAAAGAATTGCTACAACAGAGACTAGATTGGGCCGATCTCGTAGTCGGCTTTAATATTAAATTCGACTTGCAGTGGTTTGTCAAGGAAGGCATCACGTATGATCCCAATAAGGTATGGGACGTACAGCTAGCCCACTTCATCCTGTCGTGTCAGACACATAGGTTCCCCTCACTGAACGAAGTGTGTGAGTTGTACGGTCTACCCACAAAGCCAGACGTAGTTAAGACCGAGTATTGGGAGAAAGGGATCAACACGGATGCCATACCTTGGGAAGTGTTGGAAGAGTATGCCAAGCATGATGCATGGGTAACTCTCCAGTGCTACTACAAGCAGCAGGAGTTGATGACACCGGCCCAGAAGATGCTGTGTAAGTTGCAGTGTCAGGATGTGTCCGTGCTACGGGAGATGGAAGCGAATGGGATTCCCTTTGATGAGGAACTATGTATAACAAGAGCCAAGGAGATGGATGACAAAATATCAACGCTCAAAGGAAAACTCTCAGCAGTTTATCCCAACGTTCCTGTATTATTTAGTAGTGGCGACGATTTGTCTGCCTTTCTATATGGCGGCGTGGTCAAGGAAGACGCTAAGGAATTTGTTGGATACTTCAAAACGGGAGAACGCAAAGGACAACCAAAGTTCAAAAATGTGGTGATTGAGCATCAGCTACCTAGGCTATATCAGCCTCTAAAGGGCAGTGAGATGAAGAAAGAAGGTAACTATGCGACGGATGAGGGGACGTTACGTAAGCTTAAAGGCAAGCGTCACGTTATTGACATGTTGTTGGAGTTATCCAAACTAGAGAAACTTAATGGAACCTACTATAAGGGCCTCATCAAACTACGAGAAGAAATGGGATGGGACAAAGGAATTTTACATGGTAACTTCAATCAAACCACCGCCATTTCTGGTAGGTTGAGTAGTAGTAGGCCTTAACTAATAGGGCCTGTAAAACCGTGTTAATTCAGGGGAAGCCCAGACCGGGTAATCCTGAGCCAAATCAACCAGTATACCTTAGGAGGTACATATGGACATTAAATTTTATTACGAAGAAACTTCCATGACTATCCAGCAAATTGCTGATAAGCTTGGAATTGGATTGAACAAAGCCTGGAAATATACCAAGAAGAACTACTCAAAAGAGTACAGGAAGAATAGAAAAGTTAAAAACTACTGTTCATCTAAGATGGGGGATAAAAATCCCATGTTCGGAAAGTTAGCAGAAGCACACCATAATTTTGTGGGGACCGTTTCTGATAACAAGGGGTATTGGATGCAATTAAAACCTGAATGGTTTACTGGACGAGTACATTCCAAACATGTGTTTGTCCATCACGTGGTGGTATGTGAGTCAATGGGGCTCACAGAAATCCCTAAGGGATGGAACGTACATCACTGCGATCACAATCCAGAGAACAATCACTTCGATAATTTGGTGTTGATTACAATGGGGGATCATATGAAACTCCACTGTGTCTTGAAGGGTGCAACGACTATCTCGAAAGAGAGTACACTCAAATGGGTGGAAACGCACGGCACGTCGTTTAGACGTGATGATATAGTCTGCTCTACACAGGAATGTGTAGCTGCGAAAGCGGGGGAAGATTGATGACCTTCCCTGAACATAAAGGAATCTCCAAAACTTTGCAAGCGAACTACAGGACATCTTCATAAGTCAGTATGACCAATAAACAACAGCTAGACCTATTCCACTTTGATGACCTTTGTGCTGACCTTGCTTGTGAAATTGAGCGGGGAGGTGCACGTAACTTTGCTATGGAGTTTGAACAGCGTTACCCACAACATTACACCGAGTTGAAGACACAAATGACACGAGAGCATAAACAAGTTCCCGTGTTGCTTAAACCATGACAAATCCTACACCAGAACAATGGGAACTGGGTATAGAGCAACTAGAACGTGTTGAACGTTATCTCAGTAAGAACTGGTTAGATGATGAATTGCCACTAGATGCTGTGTGGAGTATTTTGGTAGACAAACCGCTTGGCGATTCCAAGCAGGAGGTAACCCTTCCATGCTGATTCAATGTGACGCGAGTCAGCTGGAATAGCTACGTATGGCGCACTGCACTAGAGTTAAGTAAAGACTGGACAGGCATCAATGAGATTATTGGAGGAGAGGACACTCACGCAAAGAATCAAATAGCATTTAACCTACCTTCACGACTCATTGCTAAAATCTTCTTGTTTCGTACCATCTTCCGAGGTTCAGGATGGAGTTTTGCTAACGATCCTGATTTTATGCATGTTAGCACTAGTTCTGCCTTTTGGGACGGGATGAATGAGAAGTTCTACAGGAAATATCATGGGCTAGACAAACAGCATCAAGTGTGGATGAATACGGTGGCCTCTGGGAAGCCAATAGAGGGCCCTCTGGGCCGCTCTTGGAAGCTGGAGATGAAGAAGGACTATCATGGCGAATTAAAGCTCCCAATCACCCAGCTCGTCAACCTACCAGTTCAAGGCACCGGTGCTGACATTATGATGCTGGCTCGCCTGTCAGCCAACCGACGCATCAAGGCGGCTAAGATCGAGGCTGATTTCATCTCAACTGTCCACGACTCTCTTTGTTGGGATACCGAGTCAAAGAATGTTCAGCAAATTGTTGACATCTGTCATCAGGTGTTTGAGGATTTGCCTAAAAACATCAAGAGGCTTTTCAACTATGACTGGACCGTTCCCATGGAATGTGAATGTAAAGGCGGTCTAAATATGAAGGACCAGATAAAAATCAAAAAATCTGGAGCGTAAGCGAAGATTTACTTGACAACCCAGCACTAAGTGTGCTACAATAGTTGTTGTCGTATAAAACTCCAACAACAGTTTTAATCTTAAGGAAACAAATGCAAATTCAAGTTATCTCCACCAGTGTTGAAACGAAACCTACCGCTAAAGGTAGCTATGACCAACTAGAGGTGGTGTTCAAGAACCTCACCTACCAAGGTAAAGTTGAGGCTAAGAAAGTTATGTCCTTCGGTGCGGGTGCTTCTGCCTTTAGCACTCTGTCCAAAGCAGACAACGGTTCTGTGTGGGAAGTGTCTGTAGTCAAGAATGCACAAGGCTACAACGACTGGACTTCTGTGACCCCTTCTAATGGAGCTCCAGCCGCAGCAGCGGCCCCAAGCGCAATCAACTCCAACAAGGCTGCTGTATCCCCCAAATCCACTTATGAAACTCCCGAAGAGCGTGCACAACGCCAAATCCTCATTGTCCGTCAATCTAGTGTTAGTTCTGCTCTCACTCTTCATGCTATGGGTGCTAAAAGTTCTCCAAAGCTAGAAGATGTATTGGACACTGCACAAAAGATTAGTGACTTTGTGTTCCAAACAAAATCAGCAGGTCCTTCTGGTTTTGCTGACCTACCGGATTTTGACATCCCACAGGTTGATTAAACACTGCTCTACATGTGTCGAGAGGCCTCTAATGAGTCACGGAGATTGTCTGGAGTCAATCGTGGTAATTTTGGTTGGCAGGCAAGACTTAATCAACAATTCCGTAGGGCAGTCAAAGCTTCTACATGTAGTACACTATGAAAGCTTTAATAGATTCCGATTTGGTCGCGTACCGCTGTGCAGCCTCTTGTGAAAAGCAAGGGGTAGTCGTAGAGGACTTTGGGATTGCTTGCCAACGGGCTGATAACCTTGTCATGAATATCTGTGACTCGGTACAGGCTACTGATAGGCATCTCTTCCTATCTGGTGGTGAGAACTTCCGTAAGAAGATTAGTCCCAGTTACAAGGCCAATCGGGATGAGCAGAAACGTCCTGACTATCTAGAGCCTCTACGTGAGTGGTTGGTTACGGAGTGGGGTGCTAAGGTCACTGACGGAATTGAGGCTGATGATGCTTTGGGAATTGCTCAGACAGAGAACACTCACTGGACCCGTTCTATTGATGGAGATGGGAATCAGATACAGGCATGTAATTCTGTTATCTGCTCCCTTGATAAGGACCTACGTCAGGTACCGGGATGGCATTACTCGTGGGAAATTGTTGGTACTAGCACCTTGGGTAAGCAGTGGGAGAAGAAAGCCTCTTTACTACAAGTAAGTGAGCAAGAAGGGATGTTCAACTTCTATTGGCAAATGGTGATGGGAGATAGGGCAGACAATGTTCCCGGATTTGATGGAAAGATGAGAACGGTTGTTCCAAAGTTTCTTAATGGTCATTACGAGTTGATGCAAACATTGGAAACTGAGCAAGAGCTTTTTGATTATGTCTACGCCCTTTATCAAAACATGAATACCCCTACTCAACAAATGTTACTTAATGGAGCCTGTTTGTGGGTTCAACGTGAGGAGAATGACAACTGGCTACAAAAAGGAAAACAACTACTAGAGAAGAGTATAATGGCGGACAATGGACCGAAGGAAGATATCGAAGTTTCATTACCTCCACACTAAGAGCTGGCGCTAGGCGCTGGCCTCCCAAATACGAAACTCTAAACGCTGCTAAGACAGAGAAGAAAATCAACTCTAAGACTGGTAGATTAGCTCAACACTATCTTTGTTCTTCGTGCAAGAATGAATTCACAAGCAAAGATGTTGAAGTAGATCATATCAATCCTGTTGTATCTCCTAAAGAGGGTTTCATCAGTTGGGACTTGTTCATTAACAATTTGTTTTGTGAGTCAGACAACCTACAAGTGCTTTGTAAAGGTTGTCATAAAGCCAAAACGGCTAAGGAAAAGAAAAAACGTGAAAATTGATAAGGAAATTGACACCCCAATGGGGAAGGTGATTTTTCGTGGTGAGCTTACTGAGGAAGAATTGGATTACGTTATCACAGTTGGTTTGGTTACGATGATGGTTCGTGGTGATTTGTCTGCCACTTATGCACTAGAAGATGGTACCCTACTTTCGGATGTTCCTGAACAACTACAATAAATATGCGCGTAGCTAAACAGAATGTAGAGTATGTCGATCACATGGGCAGTGACCTCTCCGTGGTTAACGCTGCCCGTGTTAGTTTTGCTAAGGAAAGTGATTGGGAAGAAATCACCGAGTCCGGTGTATTTACAGGAGATGTAAAACTTTCTGACAAAGATGCTAAACTAATTTCCTATCTAGCAAAACATGGGCACTGGAGTCCTTTTGCTCACAATTCCATTTCTCTCCGCATCAAAGCCCCAATTTTTGTGGCGAGGCAGATGGTCAAGCATCAGGTCGGTCTGGTATGGAATGAAGTAAGCCGTCGCTATGTAGACGATGAACCTGAGTTCTATTTTCCTGACGTTTGGCGTGGTAAGCCTGAGAACGCTAAACAGGGGAGTAGCGGTAAGTTTACAGGATACATCTTCCATGAGTATGGAGAAGATCATGTACCTTTGGAGTACCAGCATGGTGTTGATGAGGGGACTGAGATTATCCCTGAGATGCTAGAAGAGATTCTCCATCTTTACAATGCAATGGTTTATGCTGGTGTTGCTCCAGAACAAGCACGCATGGTGTTACCTCAAAATACAATGACTGAGTGGATTTGGACTGGTAGCTTAATGGCCTTTGCTCGTGTGTGTAAGCAACGTCTAGATGCACATGCCCAGCAGGAAACCCAAGAGGTTGCTAAGATAATCAATGACATTGTGGAACCGCTGTTCCCTGTAAGTTGGAAGGCTTTGATGAATGGCTGATTGTCGATGTGGGTATGCAGATGAGTGTGATGGGCAACACGCTACCTTCTATCCTCTACAGTGGGGAGGAATGTGTGCAGTAGTTCCCTGTAATTCCCCGATTGTTGAAACAGAAGAAGAAATTCTTAAACGGCAAAAACAGGAGAAAGATTATTAAACACCTAGTTCTTCCAGACTGTCAGGCCAAGCCGGGACACGACTTCTCCTACCTAGAGAAGATTGGGCAATATGCAGTAGAGAAGAAACCAGACAAAATCATTTGTCTTGGAGACTTCGCTGACATGCCTTCTCTAAGCTCCTATGACGTGGGCAAGAAGAGTTTTGAGGGTAGGCGCTACCTAGCAGACATTGGAGCCTCACAAGCGGCTATGGCAGCCTTCCTAGGCCCCATTTGGGACTTCAATGAGAAGGCTAAACGCAACAAAGAGAAGCAGTACAAACCAGAGCTACATCTAACTCTAGGTAACCATGAAAATCGCATCAATCGTGCAGTCAATGACTCTCCTCAACTGGAGGGAATGCTTAAAACAGAAGACCTCGGATATGAGGAAATGGGGTGGACTGTTTATCCCTTTCTTGATGTGGCTGTTATTGACGGTATTGCTTATAGTCATTACTTTACCACGGGAGTTATGGGGAGGCCTGTGACCACTGCCTCAGCCTGCCTTGCTAAAAAGCATATGAGTTGTATTCAGGGTCATCAACAAGGACTCCAGATTCACTCAGCCTACAAGGCAGATGGTACTCAAATCACATCCATCATTGCGGGCTCTTGTTACGAGCATGATGAAGATTATATGTCCTCACAAGGTAACAAACATTGGCGAGGGTTCCTGATGCTTAATGATGTTAATGATGGTGAATTCGATGTAATGCCCGTGTCGCTCAAGTATATTAATCAGAGGTATAAATGACTGGTGGAGACTGTTGTGCAGAAGCGGGAGAACGTATGGGTTTGTGGACCATTGCAGAATATGTGAAAGAGGCCCGTCGTTTACGTATCGGAATTACTTTTAGTAAATACGCATGAAAATCTATTATAAAGAAGGTTACAAATACCAACTAGCTGAAACATACTCAGTTGAAACCTATCTACGACCTTACGTAGAAGGGGGCAATGATTTTGTATCAATTGATACTCATGGCTGGCTAACCATTAAGAAAGGTTACGCATGGGACGGTGCTAGTGGCCCTGCTATTGATACTAACACCTTCATGCGAGGCTCCCTTGTACATGATGCTCTTTATCAGCTAATTGGTTTGGGTGTCTTGCCTCTAAACCAAAAGAAATATGCTGACCTAATGCTTAAGGATATTATTTTGGAAGATGGAATGAACCCTATCCGAGCATGGTGGGTACACAAAGCTGTCAAGCATTTCGGTGTCATCTATCAAAATCAACCTAATAATTACCTCTCTGCTCCATGATGACTTACACTGAGGCGATGTTTAAACAACACTCGCCGTATGACAACCCCTACCAAGGCAAAGACAAGAGGGTTTTGTTCGTCTGTAGTGCTGGTATTCTCCGCAGCGCCACGGCAGCTCGTATTTACGCCAAGAAGTATAATACACGTTGTGCTGGTAGCATGGGATATGCCCTAATTCCTGTTACACATGAGTTGGTTCTCTGGGCACAAGAAATTGTGTTTGTCAACAAAGAAAACTATGATGAAACCATCAAACACTTTCATCTAGAAGACTTCCCGTGTCTTGTTAAAGTGCTAGATATTCCAGATCAATATGAACACATGCATCCAGAACTAATTGCTCATTTTGAAGAGC